TTCTTTAAGTTGTTTCGTCTTCCGGTTGCGCGCTCTAGTTCACACGCCCGGCACCAACCGAGAAGCCCGTCAGGGTTGTTTCTGCAGTTGTGCCAAAACTCGGGATTGATAGGAAAGAACCCGCCGCATCGAGAGCAGCGTTTTTCAAGGCAGTCTTCACCGAGTCGGATCGTGCCTTTCTCTTTGCGGCGTAAGTAAAGCCCTGGTTCGATGTAATGATTCGTTGGATAGATAGACTGAATCACCTCGGATTCAATCGTTTCGAATTTTTCAGCGATGATTGAGGCGTCCATACCATCAAGTAAAAGCGCGCTCATTAACGTAATGTCATGTTGGGTTATCGCTTCCATGTAGCCCCCTTATGCCGCGAGTTCGGTTTGTTGTTTAGCGGCCATCCATGCCTGGCCTTTTTCAATCAGTTCGAGCTTTGTCACTGGCTGATGAAGTGTTGGCCCGCAATAGAACGCGGGGAAGATGATCGCGCACATGGGTTTATTCAGCGGGTCTTTCATGACTTTTCCAGTTTCCGCGTTAACGAATTCAATCCGGCCGGACGCCCATTTTCTAACGGTGGTCCCTTTGCGACTTTTGGGACCTGATTTATAGGTGTGGTCGTAGTAATAGCCGGTGATGTGGCGAATGATGCAGGGTTGACCTTCTGGCCACCATTCACCGGAACAGTCGTTCGGCACCAAAAAGACGGTGGTAAATCCTTTTTGTTGCTCCTGCCGCGCGTGGTGTATCCACGGCAATATGTTGCTGTAAGGCGGATTTAACCATCCGGTGGCATTGGCCAGCGGCGGCACGTTGGCCAACCAGTTCTGGCCAAGTGCGTCCGTCTCGGGTGTGAAGTACACATCGCATTTGGCGGACTGGTCTGTCGCGGCGAGGTCAATACCGAACTGAAATTCTGCATCGAACGCCGCAAACAACCACGGCACTGTGGAAGTCTGATCGCGATAGGTTTCATCGGTTTTACTGTGTTGCTGATGACTTTTTCCCATGTAGACTAAATCTCCATTTCACGACGTCCAGATCGGACGCTTCGACTTTGTTGGGTTCGGGTTCTAACGCGAACGCGGACCGCGTCATCGGCGATGTCGGTCACGATAGAAAAACACAGGATCAGGCACATCATCCGCAACAACCCTAATTGAAACGCGCGGCTGATCATGTGAGGGGTTGTTTTTGCTTTGAGTTTGAACCGAATGTCCTGTTCAATCAGGCTGAGTTCGGGCGGGGTGAGATGTAACTCATCGCAAATTTCACGCGGGCGTTTGCCGTTAGCGTGTGCATGTAAAACGTGTCGTTCGTCGAAGTTGAGGCCCATACCAGGGACAAGGACCAGTCCGCTATTCATCGCGTCGCCCTCCTTCCAAAATAAGCGCATCAATGATGCTGTGAAGCTGTTCGGTTTCTTTTTCGATTTGCTGAACTTGAAAGAAAGCTGAGTTAACCAGGCGGCGCGCGTCATCGTCCATATTGGTCGAATCGAGCGCCTTTTCTAATGTGCAAGCCGCGCCAATCAAAAAACCTTGTGTCCGTTGCAAACCTTGGATTTGTTGGCGTTGAGCCTTGCGCAAATCGTCCGGGGTTTGAATGGTGATCAGTGCTACGTCATTGTTACCCATTGGTTGTATTTCCTTAGACGTTGTTCGGTCTTTAGTTTTGTTGTTTTTTGCTACTGCAAAATGTTGTTTGTTGCTATCTAAAAAAACGCGGTCAAGCCCGCGCTTTAAAAGGTGGTGATGCGGTTAGATTCGTGTCGCCCAATGTGCGTGAAGCACATAACGCCCGAGCACTTTCAGTTTGTCAAAGTCTTCGGTGGTGTAGGCGCGCGCCGGTGCGTGTTTTTCATCATCGGCATAAACGACGAAACCGCCATCCGGCTCTTTGCGGACATAGCGTAAAAAGATGCTGTTGTCGCTTTCCAGGGCGTAAACCCCGGCACCGGTGATCTTGTTGTCGCTTCGGTCAACGAGGACCAAATCCCCACGGCTAAAATGTTTGCTCATGGCTTCGTCGCCCGCCTCAACCAACATGAGTTTATGCTGATGAAGTCCGCGGCGTTTCAGTGCCTCAACATTAAACGCGATTTCGTCGTCGCTGCCGCCTGGCTCAAGGTTGGCCAGTATGTATTTGTTTGTTTCGACCCCAATCCCCGGATCCGTTTTCCATCCCGCCAAAAATTCCGGAGTGGTATCCAGTGTTTTTGCCAGGTAAGGGAAAAGTTCTAATGATGGCGCGCGGGAAGCACATTCCCAGTTCTGCCATCGTCCCGGTGAAATATTGGTTCCTGTGATTTCGCTGGCCGCGGCGGCGGCTTGTTTGGCCGTCCAGCCTTTGCGGTTTCGCAGTGTCCGTAATCGGTCGCCAATAATTTCTTTGGTTTCTTCTCTCATCATTTACGCCCTTCTTTGAGGCTTTTTTTTGTTAGGCACGTAACACTTTTGAAAGCCATTACGCCGCCCAGATTGTCAGTTATTCGGTGTTTGTAGTGCTAAATTACCACAATTTGCGGAAATTGCCACTTTTCGATCATTGTTTTAACAACGTTTTGTTGTTAGAGTGTGTTGCAAATCGCGGAAAGGACAACTTAATGAGGCTTCAAGACTGGATCAAATCGTTGGGTTTTGGCGGCCAAAGCTGGGTCGCTCGAAACATTAACGTGAGTCCAAAAACTGTAAATGAGTGGTTTCATCTGCGCCGATCTCCGAAGTCAAAAAGCCGAAATCGTCTTCGCCGTTTATCGGGTGGGAAAGTGGATTTCAGTCTGTTCGATTTGGAATACGAACAAAAGCAAGCGGAAAGAGAGGCAGAGAAAGCAGCATGATTTTAATGGCGTTAGTCGGAGAGTGTGAAAGCGAGGCGGACAGCTTTCATTTTGCTATGACCCACGAACTGGGAGCCTCTAGGGTGCGCCGTGTCTATGTGGGATTCATTTCTGATCTCACCGAACGCCTTCGTCGTCTTCGCCTGGAAACCTCGGATCGGGTCTCGGATGAATTTGTCACGTTAGTGGTGGGGGTGAAAACGCCGGAGGAAGTCGCCGAACTGCGGTTAATGGGCGCGTTTATCTGCCATCCCTACGGTGTGTTAACTCGCACCCATGAGGACATTGTGATCCGGCCAAACGATTTGTTTGTCTCGATGAAGGACTCACGCCCCGATCATGCCTTAGATGCTTTAGAAGCCTATTCCGAATGTTATATCCGCCGTCGCCGGATGCGTAAAGCAAAGGGGGCGGCATGAGTTTAACCCGAGGATCCGCGCAATTATGCCAGCGTCCGGTGTTTCACCGCTTTCTGCAGTCGTTAACCCACGACCAAGTGGACAGCCCCGAGCAAGCCGCCCAGGTATTGCGTCACCAGTTGCAGATCCAGTCGCGCCGTGAGTTGGACGCCAACCAACAAGCCGCCGACCGTTATCGTCAGTTAATACGCCAGTTTAACGAGTGGATGAACAGGAACCGAACATGAAGAAAAACACCTTAGTCGTGCGCTCTCAGCAAGACGCCGAAGATCAGTTAAAAGCGTTATACAAAAAAGCCCCGGTTCGTGCCGGAAGTAACCGCACTCATGTGTTCTGGTATGTCGGCAAAAACCGCGCGGAAATGGCGCGCACCAGTACCCATCGCGACGGGAACGGTCAGCCGATGTTTATGGTTGAGGTGAAATAGTTGTGAGTCGCTGGGACGAGATTTTCGAACAATGGGCGCGCTGGGTACACAGTGGCGCTCTCGTACCTGGCGGCCAATCCATATTAGGCAAGCTGATTGAAAGTCATGGGGTGATCACCTACGGCGGGGGCAAAGGACCTGTTTTAGATTGCATCGAAGCGGATGTTGAAGCGGCGGTGTTACGTTTGGCGGCACAGGATCAGGTCGCGGCGAATGTCTTTCGTGTCGAATATGGCGCGAAAGGATATCCGACGGATTTGACCCAGTTGAAACGTGCTCACCGACTGCAGATCAGCTTGCCGACCTATAAACGCCGATTGAAGTCGGCGCGTGAATTTGTTGTGAACCACGTCAGAACCAAAAGAGGAATGGGCCATGTATAGAACTTCTGATCCGCGTCATATCCATAACCACAAATTAAGGGATAACAGCCGTACGGTGCCGATTGTCGAGGTCAGTCCGGACAAAGTCAGCACCCGCCGCCGGATTGAAGATATCGAAGAACGTCTCGCCGCGAAGCGTGAGGATCCGCTCTATGGCTAAAGTGCTTCTGATCCAATTGGTGTTTATGGTGTTCCTGTTGTGGAGTGTGGGCACGGATCCGGCGTTCGGAATGCGCACCGCCACGGTGGTCTGGCTGTTTTATGTGTTTGGTGTCTTTGTTGGCGTCATTCTTTCTAAATGTAGAATTAAAGAAATAACGAATTAAAGAAAGTGAGAGAGCTTATTTTATTGGGTGTTTGCCTTCCTGCGGCGTTTGTGTTGTTCGGTTGGCTGGCATCCTGAGCGGGGCCAGTATGAAAACCAACGTCATCACCTTTTCAGAACGAAATTTAAAAAGCGAACAGGACAAAGACGCCCGAACGTTGCGTGAACCGGGTTTGCCGTTGCGCTTTCGGTTTCATCAAAACCGCCAAACCGGATCGTGGTACGTCGTGCGTCGTGATAAATGGTATTTGCTCGGCTACTGGCCCGTGCTGACCGTCTCCGCGGTGAAGAAAGTCTTACCCGAAAAACTCGCCCTATTGGCCGTGAATGGCGACTCGAACTTGTTTCACACCGAATTTGAAACCGTGGGCGATGTGCTCCACTGGTATCAAGGCCGCATAGAGAAAGACGCGCACCGCTCAAGAACCCGCAAAGCCACGATTAAAAGCGCGATCAAGTGCCATTTAATGCCGCATCTTGGCGAGTTGACTATCGAAGCATTAACCCGTCAGGTGCTCGATGACGCCCTCATCTGGCCATTGCAAGAAAATCATTCCCTGGCGACGGTGAAATCCGTCCTTGCCGTGATAAAGCAAGCCTTTAAGCAAGCCACCAAGCTGGGCCGTATTGAATCCAACCCGTTAGCGGAAGTGGTGTTCTCCGATTTCATCACCGTGGCCATCAAAGAGAAAGACGGCCGATTGTTCGCTAGTGACATGCAAAACCTGTTCAAACGCTTAATTGAGTGTGACCGCGTCACGCAATGCCTGATCGTGATGCTCATCGCTTACGGCACGAGGATTACCGAAACCTTATTCGCCAAATGGTCCCACATTGATTTAGCCGATGCGTACTGGCGGATCCCGATGGGCGACACCAAAACCAACGATTGGCATAAGTTGCCCTTAACGCCGCAATTGGTCGCGTTCCTGTCCTCATATCGAGACTGGCAAGTCCGCCAAGGTTATCGCGGGGTGTTTGTCTTCCCCGGTCACAGTCACGCCAAACCAATCAGTTACAGCACATCAAGAACATTACTGAGAAAAGTCAGTGAAGGTCATTGGAGCGCCCACGATTGTCGTAAGGCGATGAAAACCATCATGACCGATGCCTTAAACATCAATGACGCGGTGAGTGAGCGCATCCTCAACCACGCAATGGACAGCCTGAGAAAAGCCTATGACCAGGCACTGTATGACGAACCCATGCGTCACGCTCTGCAGCAATACCACACCTGGTTAGACGCCCGAGGCTTTGAAGTGTTTCGCGCCGAGACAGACACGAGATCGACAAGATCAATCAACAATGACGAGATAAAGAGCTGCGCGGCCTGAGCCAAGAACGCCGCCATCTATCACAGAGGAATAAACAACATGAAAAAAATGATAACCAGAACACCCGCGGCAAGGCTCGTCGAACGTGCCCTACATGCGCAAAGGCTCGCCGCTTGTGGTGGTGATATGTGGTTGATTTTTAGAGAGAAACAACGCTACGAAAGTAATCCGGCATGGGTCGTCGTCGACCAGAAAGCGGGGGACCCTGGGGAAAATATTCACAACCACGGGTGCGAGGCCCGCGGTATTTGAGAAATTTTCGGATTTCCTATGCGCCGTCAGCACGTTCGCCAGATCCCTGCCGAATCCAAGACGCCGCAAGGCTTCACCGCTGCCGAAATGATCCTTTGTTACTGGAATGAATGTCGATGCGATACATGAACATTACCCAAATAGCCGTCACTTTCGACCTGAGTCGGGACACGGTACGAAAGCGCCTCCGGTCGGCGGGCGTCAATGCGTCCATGAAAGGCCGAAAGCGTGAAGATCTGTATGACATGGCCCAAGTGGGTCCGGCCTTGTTTAGCTAACTGTTATTCACTTGTGAGGTGATTAAGAAATGAAAAGCCAGTGTGTTGGATTGCTCATCCATTCGTCTTTTTTGGCGTTGTGCCTGATGGGTGGGTTCGGGGTTGAAATGGCCGAGAACCTGTTTTCGGCGGTGATGGTGTTTTGGTCCGTGTTTTGGGGGGTGGCTTTTTACAGTCAAAACGAGGATGTATTCTGCTTCCGTCAAGCGCCCGGCGAAAAGCCGATATTGGCAAAGCTGATCCGAAGTTTGATTGTGTTTCAAATTACGTTTGCGTTTGCGCTCGGTTGGTTCTGGGTGGGTGGGCTTCACCTCTTTACCACCTTGTTGGTTTATGGCCGCCAGTTGCAAGCCAAAAACAGATTGGCCGAGGGGTAACGGTGCCGTTCTGGCGATTATCGGATCGCATGACGCTCGCCTGTTTGGATGAGGGGGCCGCGTTTCGTTTGTGTCGAAACGGGCTGCGTTATCAGCTGATCGATAAGTCATTCAGTAAAGCGCGCGCCGAAGTAAAACCGATAGGTCAGCACGTCACCCGGTTGCCACCCAATCACCAGGTGATCTCAACTTTAAATAAAAACTGTTTGGTCGTGTTATTGAACGACAAAGGAGAATAAACATGGATAAAAAACTGGTCAAAATGATTGAAGATTGCGGCCTTGAAGTGGAAGACGTGGCACACATTATCGAAGCCGCGCAGCAGCTCGCCGTGACGGGTCAGCCGGTGCTGATGTCAAAGGAAAACCCGACGGGCTGGAAACTGGAATCGCTGACCGAAAAGCTTCGCGAAGAAATCAACCGCAAATCGTTAAACATTGCCTCGGATCCCTCTGTCGAGGCGCAGCTTGTCACAAATAACAACTTTCAAATCATTGGCCTGTTGATGCAAGTCGAAGCTCTGCAGCGTGAATCAATGGTCATTATGTCAACGCGTGGTCCGGATGAGGGACCCACTGGAAAACCGCGATTAGGGGGGCAGTAATGGAACAAATCATCGATGCAATTAAAAAACGCGCGTGGGGCTCTCTGGGCTCTGCAGTGAAATCGGCGACCGTATCTACTGGCAAGGACTTATTTATCCTTATCAAAAAGTGTTTGGTTATGTTGTTGACTATGTACGTTTGCGGCTGGGCGTTGGGCGTTGGCGTTTATCACGGTCTTTCGTCGTCACTCTCACTTCGACAATGGACAGGGGGCCAGCAGTTTATCGCGCTTGATGTTCGTCCAGTGACCATCATTAAGGATTCCGACTATGAAGAACGCGAACCAAACGAATGATGCCAGAGAGAAAGCAAAGCAACGCAAAAGGAAGTCCCGCGCCGCGGCGGCGAAACGACGTGAAGCATTAGGGATCGAACGGGTGGAAATCGAGCTGTCGAAGAAAGCCCGCGACGAACTGGAATTCTTGCGTCACGCCCGTGGCCAGATAGGCGATCCGTACTTGGTGGGCGAGTATATCAGCGAATTGATTATGAATGATGCGCAGCGTTACCAGGAACAAGTTGCCGCGCTGGGGTGTTGTGGAAAATGCAAGAATCCATTACCCCAAGGCTGTGATGGCCTGTTTGATGGGGATAGCGATTGTTTGCGTTTTAAAAACCGTAAGGAATTAATGTTATGAGATTAAGCCATAAGCGAAAAGTGGCCGCGAAGAAAGCTGGCGTGATCCCAAGAGCCAGACGGACACGGGTGGAGATCTGGGACGGGCGAATTCTTCATCTTAAACCGGGTGAAGCGTTCAAGCTTTATACGGTGTCAAAGCAAAGAGTGTCGAAATCGTCTCGTCTTCAACAGGACATTGTGGATGCTTGGGTCCGTTCACGACAACAACGCATACAAGTGGTCACTCATGCGCCGACTTCGGGATTTTCTCGGCTTTTGGACGTAGCGAGGAACGCCTTTCGAGGGTTGATTTCCGGCCGTATCTCTCCCTCTTTACCGGTGGCTAAATCGATAAGCGTGACGGGTCACAAATAGCAAGATGTGACAAGTCACAAATGATCTTTAAAACAACAAAATGAATTATTTTTACATCTAAGTGTTGTTTTTTCTGAGCCATTCGTTTATTGTTTTTTATAACGTGGTTTTAGTGCGTCCGAAACGGGCCATTAAACCCGCCTAGCCAATAATAGACGTTGTTAGTGAACCCCAATATTCACGTATAAGCCAATCGCACTTGTGTGGTTGGCTTTTTTTTATTTCCGAAATTCCTCTCTTAAACCATCCATTCATGGGGCGAAAATGTTAGAGAAAAAACGATTATGGTTCGCCGCCCTGGCTGGGGTGGTTGCTGCGTTTTTTGCGTTCAAAGGCGATCGGCTCACGGCTTTTTTTGGTGGTATCGCGGCCTTTTTTGGCGCGTTCTCCGTCAATGAGTTGGGCGTGATTGTCGGTATCGTGCTTGGTGTGTGTTCGTTTGTGCTGACATGGTACTACAAAGAAAAGAATCACCAATTACTGGAAGCCAAGTTAAAAACGCAAGGTTCTGTGTCGGCCATTCTTAGCGAGGATGACCGCTAATGAGCCGGATGAAAAAAATACTCTGTTCAGTGGCCGCGGTGGCGGCGCTCATCACCGGCGGCGTCACGGTCAATGATGCGGCTTACTCTGAATCGGTGGGCGCGGTGTCTATCGCTGGTCAGTCGCTCGGTGATTTAACGGTATCGCCTCGGGCGTTAGACGTGATTGGTAACGCCGAAGGGTGTCGCCGTGATCCGTATCGATGCCCGTCGGGGTTGATCACCAATGGCATCGGCAATACGCACGATGTGGTTCAGTCTCCGGTGTCGGATGAGCAAGTCGCCAAAGATTGGGTGAAGAACATCCAGATCGCCGAACGGTGTCTTTATGACTGGTCAAGCAGTGCGACGTTATCACAAGGTCAAGTCGATGCGTTGACGTCGTTCATCTTCAATACGGGCTGTGCCCGCTTCCGCCATAACCGCGATGGAAGCGAAACGCGCATCGGTTACTTTGTCCGAACAGGGCAATATAAACAAGCGTGTGGCCAACTGAATCGTTGGGTTTACGGTGGCGGGGTTCGGTTGCCTGGTCTGGTGATTCGTCGCCAGAAAGAAACCGACATATGCCTGTCTTTGACAAGCGATTAAGGGGCGAGTCGTGATCAATAAATTGTTAGGTTCTGCCGCGGTGGTGTTAGCCATTGCGGCGGGTGTTTTGCTGTGGCGCCTGAACGTATTGTCGGATGATTTAGAAACGGCAAACAAAACCAATGGCCAGTTAGAGCAAAGCAACAAGCAGTTAAGTACCGATCTTGGGTCTGAACGACAGAAAACGCGAGATCTCGAAAGCAGTTATCAACTGGAACAATCAAAAGTGGCGGAGCTGGTCGAAGACCTGGAGCGCGCTAAGCAAGAAGAACCGCAACGTCAAAAGGCCGCGTATGAAGCAGCAAATCAATCGGATTGTGGTGTCCAGCCTTTGCCTGATGAGCTTATCAAGCTGCGCCGTTCCCGAACCAGTCGTGCCAGTGGTCAAAACTGAAATCGTTTATCGCACTCCGCCAAAAGCCTACACCGTGGGCTGTTTTGTCCCGCCGTTTACTGGGGTCAGTTGGGCGGATTTAGCCGCGGATAATGAGGCGCTGATTTCGGTGATTGAATCTTGCGACAAGCGATTTCGTTTAATTCGAGCTTGGGACAAATCACAGCCTAAGCCACCCGAACCCGATCCGAAGCAATAGGGGACCAAACCAAGATATGAGCTGATGCCCTTCACGCTTCGGGTCGTCCTAATTGATGAGGTGTTTTTGTGGGAACAGTCAGTTCAATCAATGACGCCTATGCCTGGAACATTACCCGTATCGCCGAGGCGTTTGGTCTGCATCGAGACACGATCAGAAAGCGCCTTCGTGAGAGCCAAATTAAACCCATTGGTAAAAAATCCGGCGTAGACGTTTACGCCCTTGCCGATGTAGGTCCGGCCTTGTTTTCTGCCGAAACAGGAAACAAAACCGAAGACGATTACAACCCGAACAAAATGGCGCCCAAAGACCGGAAAGACTTTTTCCAGTCCGAGCGGGAACGCCTCAAGTTTCAAGCCGAGATTGGCGAACTGATCCCCGAAGGGGACTATCGAGACGATTTTTCGGCGGTCATGAAAACCTGTGTGAGTTTCTTTGAGTCGTTACCCGACAACATGGAGCGCACCCGACTCTTTACACCGGAACAACTCGATCAACTGGAAAAGCACAGCGATAGCCTCCGGCTTCGCTTGTATCACACGTTGTTAGAGGTGAAGACGGATGAAAGCTAATTACGCCAAGCCTGATCGCGTTCGTCGTGATGTGGCCAACTTAATCAAGCCCCCGAACCGAGAGCCTGTATCCCAAAGCGCCCGCCGCTTATTACATGTGGAACAAGGCGGTTCAATGGTGCCCTGGAATGGCGATCTTGTGCCTTACATGCACGTGCCTATGGATTGCTTGAAGTCCAGACAATACCGCGCCGTGGTTTTTGTCGGTCCCGCGCGAACATCAAAAACGGTGAGTTTGGTTGATGGTTGGGTCTGCGACACGATAGTGAATAACCCGTCCGACTTTCTTTTGGTGCAAATCACCCAAGAGAAAGCCGCCGAATATTCCAAAAAACGTTTGTCTCGTGAGTTCAATGCGAGCCCAGAGATACAAGCGGCGATGTCGCCAAGAGCGCACGATAACAATGTCCATGACAAAGTATTTCGCGCCGGTAACTTTTTAAAAATCGGCTGGCCATCAAAGAACGTGTTCGCCTCGTCGGACTGGAAGTTCGTCGCCTTGACGGACTATGACCGAATGCCGCTCGATGTGGATGGTGAGGGTTCGGCGTTCTTGCTTGCGTCAAAACGGACGCAAACTTTTATGTCATCGGGGATGACCTTGGCCGAGGGTTCGCCCGGTTTCCACATTACGGATCCGAACGTTCGCCAGTCGTCACCGCATGAAGCCCCGCCAACCCAAGGCATTTTGTCGATATACAACCAAGGCGATCGCCGGTTGTTTTACTGGCAATGTATCGAGTGTGGCGAATGGTTTGAACCGGATTTCCCGTTGTTGCATTGGGATGCCAACGAAACCGATCCGGCGAAAGCTGCCAAAGAAGTGTATATGTGTTGCCCGCATTGTGGCGGTTTGATGTCAGAGTCGAAACCGTACCAGGGGCAAGCCCTTAAATTTGCCTTGAATCGTTCTGGGGTCTGGTTGCCCGAAGGGTGTCAGATAGACCAAAACGGCCACGTCTCCGGAGAGGCGCGCGAAACCCATATCGCCAGCTTTTGGCAAAAAGGGCCGACCGCGGCTTTTCAGACGTGGAATGAACTGGTTTACAAATATCTGGCCGCCTTAGCGCAATACGAAGCGACGGGCAACTTAGAAGATTTGCAAACGACGGTAAACACCGACCAGGGCAAACCGTTTACGCCGCCGCGTAAAGGGGACCGAGGCGCTAACGAATTGATGCAACGCCGCCGCGATTTGGGTGTGCGAGTTGTGCCAGAGTGGGCGCGGTTCCTTACCGCTGCCGTTGACGTTCAAGCCGGAGCGAAAACCGCGCGGTTTAATGTCGCGGTGCTGGCTTGGGGTTCGGAACTTGAACACCAGGTGATTGACCGTTTCAAGATTGAAAAATCAAAACGTGTTGATCCGGATAACCCGGATAAATTCGTCCGGGTGAATCCGGCGGCTTACCTGGAAGATTGGGACCTACTTATCGACCGGGTGATCAATAAATCGTATGAGCTTGACGACGAAAGTGGTCGTCGAATGCCGGTGCATTTAACCGCGTGTGACTCCGGGGGTGAAGAGGGCGTGACGGATAACGCTTACGAGTTTTATCGCAAGTTAAAACAAGAAGGCTTATCCCGTCGTTTCATGCTGGTGAAAGGTCAGGGGCGTGGTCCGGTGATTGTGGAAACTTTTCCGGATAACACCAAACGGAAAGACCGAAAAGCGCGCGCGTATGGGGATGTGCCGGTTTATCAGCTCAATCCAGATCGAATCAAAGACACGGTGCAAAATGCGTTTGAACGTCCAGAACCTGGGCGCCGTTATGTGCATTTGCCGATGTGGTTGCCGGAATCGTTCTTTGATGAGTTGCTCGCCGAAGAACGTGGCCATGATGGCAAGTGGAAACAAATTTCCAAACGAAACGAAACGCTCGACCTGTTTGTGTACAACTGGGCGTGTATTTACAAACTGAAAGCGGATCGAATCGATTGGGACAATCCGCCTTATTTCGCAGTGCCTATCGAAGAAAGTACGGCACTAGTTACTCAAGAGGGCGAAGCGGTGGCATTGCCAACCCGTCGCCGTCGCGCCTCAAGTTTATGATGGTGGTTTATGGCCTTTACAACAGAAGATATTGACGCGTTAGACGAAGCCATTGCCAGCGGAGAGCTGACCGTCAAGATTGACGGTCGGGAGATCACCTATCGCAGTTTGACCGATTTGTTAAAAGCAAAACGTCATATTCAGCGAACGATAGCAAAGCAAAAGGGCTATAAGCCCCGCGCGTTTGCTGGGAATGTTGCTCACGTTGACCGGGGGATCCGCTAATGGGGAAAATTGTTGGGCTTGATGGTCAGCCGTTAGCCTCTCAAACGTATGAAGGTGCGACTCGTGCACCTCGTGGGATGGGATGGCCCGCGCCATCAGTGGGACCTAACCGGGCACTCGCTTCTGCAGGTAAACCGTTAAGAAACCGCACCCGTCACGCTTACCGCAATAGTTTGCTGATGCGATCGGGTATCAATAAAAATACCACCAATGAGATCGGCAAAGGTTTTACTCTGATGAGTAGCTGCGAAGATGAGAGTTTTCGCAAGCAAACGAATGCGCTGTGGCGAGTAATTTCAATGCAGCTTGACCCTTGGGGGGACTTAAATTTCGGCGGCTTGTGCCATTTAGCCGCGTTGTCTCGTCGAATGTCAGGGGAGGTGTTTATTCGACGGCTTAATCGCCGTATTGACTCTGGTCTAATGGCGCCGATTCAAGTGGAGTTATTAGAGGCGGATATGTGTCCGCAAGAGTTAAATCGTCGTATCGGACCAAATCACCGAATTATTCAAGGTATTGAATTCAAGGGTAAGGCAAAAGTTGCCTATTGGTTTTATAAGGCTCATCCGGATGATGGTATCGAATCGGTTGGGCTTCATGATTGTATTCGAGTTCCGGCTCGTGAAGTGATTCACCATTACAAGCCGACTCGCCCTGGACAAGTCCGGGCAGAGCCAGAAACGGCGGCCGCGCTTTTGAAAGACAGAACGTTTCATGAATACAACGACAACGAGTTAGTGCGTAAGCGCTCTCGTGCCGGGTTTACGGGGGTACTTTACCGTGAATCTTTTGGTGAAGATGATTGGGAATATGACCCGCAGACGGGCAAGCCGAAATACGCCGATTCCGAAGGGGCTGAATCGAGTGAGACGATTCAAGCAGGAACCTGGCTTCGTATG